CTGGTGGTGTTGGTGTAACTGGTGGTGTCGGTCAAACTGGTGGAACTGGTGGTGTAGGTGTTACTGGTGGTGTAGGTGTTACTGGTGGAGTAGGTGTAACTGGTGGTGTTGGTCAAACTGGTGGAACTGGTGGAGTTGGTACAACTGGTGGTGTAGGTGTAACTGGTGGTGTTGGTGTAACTGGTGGTGTAGGTGTTACTGGTGGTGTAGGTGTTACTGGTGGTGCAGGTGGAAATATGTCAGATGGTTCAGCAGCATCCCCAGGGTTTGCATTTAGTTCAGATACCAACACTGGTTTCCATAGACCATCTGCAGATACAATTGGATTTTCAGTTGGTGGAACAGAAGAATTTAGAATGGCGTCGGATGGTTCTTTTCACGCTGATGCAGATGTTATAGCATACTCAACTACTGTAGCTTCAGATGGAAGATTGAAAGAAAATATCAACCCACTAAAATATGGACTTGATGAGTTATTAAAGATACAACCAGTATCCTATGACTGGAAGTTAGATAACAGAGGTAGTGATATAGGTGTGATAGCACAAGACTTGTTAGAGATTATACCAGAAGTAATCACTAAAACAGAGATGATTGGTGATACAAGGAAATGGTTTGAAGAAAACTATCCAAATGAAGAACCATTCAAATATGGAGTTGATTATGCAAAATTAACTCTGATACTTATAAACTCTGTAAAAGAATTAGAAGAGAGAGTACGAAAACTTGAAAAAGATGTTTAGTCTAACACATAATAGAGTTTATACAGAAAAACCTTTCTTTTTACCAACATACGAATTATTTGATAGGTTTTACAATGACTATCTTATCAAGCACTCAA